AGTCCAATACTAAATATAGTCTTATAGGAGTGTTTTTGTATTTTGTAACTAACTGATAACTAATAGCTGGTAAATAATTGTTGTCGCTACTTTTCAATAACCTGCGACACTTTTTGTATTAATGAATCTTTTATCTTTTTAATCATATTAACCTTATCTATTTCATTATATTTAGCACTCTTAGATAGGTTATCATCCGCCCATAATGGTTGCAGATTTAAGTAGTTACATAATGCTATTAACTCTTCTTCTGTATTAGCGGATGATAAAGGTATTATATGGTCTATGTGCCATTTTCCTTGATTATCTAAAGTCATACCCTTTGTAAATTGTTTTTCAATATGTGCTTTACAAACTTCCCAATCAACTCCTAACATCTCTTGTGTTTGTGTGTTTTTATTATAACCTTTTCTTTTAAAAGCATTAGAAGTTCTGCATCTTAAATTATTTGTCATTTTAAATAATGGGTCTTTTAATCTTCTTTCTTTTGTATGTTCGTTTATTCGCTCTTTGTTAGATTGATTGTATTTTTTATTGTATTCTTTTATTTTTTCTTTATTATCTTGATAGTATTCTTTTATTTTTTCTTTGTTAGCCTTACGGTATTCTTTTACTTGTTCTATTCTATGTTCTTTATTGGCTTGATAGTATTCTTTACGATATTCTTTGAAACGTTCTTTATTAGCTTGATAGCGTTCTTTATCGTATTCTTTTTTACAAGATTTACAATCACCTGTTAATCCATCTTTATTTTCTTTATGTTTACCAAAATCAGTTAATTCCTTTTCTATTTTACACTTTGTACATTTTTTCATTTTCTATGTCTTTCTACTGAGCGTACAGTTACATCTAGTATATCTGATATCTCTTTATTACTTATATTTGGCTTTAGGCTTATTACTTCTAATACCTTTTGTTTAGTCTTTACATTAGCTTCTCTACTTATCTCTCTTATCTTAATATCTATATCTAAGCTCTTACGCATATCTGCTAAGTACTTTGCTTGTCTAGCTCTATACTCTTTACCCCAATTATAAACATTATGATGTATCCAACTCATAGGCTTATTATAGTCTTCAAAGTTAGATACATAATGTCTACTCCATTCTCCATATAGCCTATGCATCCATATAAACTCATATCCATCATAAACTACCTTATGGTTAGTTATTTCTTTTAGATGCAATAAGTCTTCTGTACTCCAGTTAGTCATACTTACTTAGCTATAAACTCTATTATTGATTTAATTATAATTACTGATGTTGTAATTACTGAAGCTATTACAAATGCAGTTATTATTATAAAGTTTAGTACTCTTGATTTTACCTTTTTCATAATGTTTATTATAAAAGTGATGTAGCTATACTTATATGATAACTAGCGACAGTTAATATTAAAGTCAGCTACACCTACTTTAGTTTATATTTCTTTAGTATGCTTTATTATTATTAAGATACCTTATCTCTCCTTTTAATATCTCTATCTGTTCTTTGTGTACTAAATTGCGATTAGTTAAGTCTGTATTAAATTTCTCTAATTCCGATATACGTTGCAACAAGTAATCTGTAAAATGTTCTTCCATAATTATTTGTTATTTTCTAAATGTTTCTGTAGCCCTGCTAATGCCCTCCAAGCAACCTTTGCTAAGTGAAGTGTTCCATCTGTATCATACTCTTCTTTACTTGAGTCTATTAAGTGCCTTGTAAGAGCATCATACTCATCTCCAGACTTACTTCTATCCCAAGCTAATGGTTTATCTGGATTATGTTGTTGCTGACCTCTAAAGCTACATTTAGCTACTTCTGCTATAGCATCTGGAAAGTACTTTAATACTCCAGAGAATATAGGTGTTTGCTTTCTATCTTTAGCTGTATCTACAGGATTAGTAAAAGTCTCTGTTAGCATCTCTAAATCCTTTGTATCCATTGTGGTGTTAAATTTCTCTAACTCATAATCTAAGCCACTATTACAACCTTGTGATACAATTCTAATTCTTTCTTCTCTTTCTGATTCTGCTAACTCTCTATTAAAATCTTTTGTAACTTCTAATAATTTCTCGTAACTGTTCATAATTTATTTTAATTTAATCCTTAACTTAAATTCAGTAACACTAAAGAAGATTCCCCAATCATTAAAACTCTTTATAGTTGTGCCTTCTCTTTAAGTTAAGGGTTATTGTTATTAATCTATCTTTAAAAAGTCAGAAGCTGTATGCTCTAAGAACCATTCTTTATTATTCTCATACTTATCTACAACTGCTTCTAATATTACTAACTCTTCTATTTGGTAAGAAGCTATCTTGCCTACAATAGAATCTATCTTGTTTAATATATTTGTAGTCATTTCTGGCTCTGAATTATAAACACCATCAAACTCTTGTCTAACGATAGGTTCTAATATACCATTCATCCTGTTTATCTGTTGCTTTAAGCTCTGCTTATAGACATTTGTATTAACTAAAGACTCGTTAGCCTCTAATAATAATTGAGCTAGTATTATTGACTTCAAGTAAGTAACTTGCTCTGATGTAATCTTTTCTTGTTCATTCATAATTATCTTGGTTTTTGTTTATATTCTTCTATGTTTGTAAATCTACTCTTTAAATCACTCCTCATTAATGTTCTTCTCATACCATCTTCTCTCTTAACAATATCCTCAGACTTTAAAGCACTATCTTTATAATGCGGTTCATTTAACCCTAAAGTTGAACGAGTAGATATTACCGTATAAACCTTATTAGTATCTAAGCATTTAAAGCTACCGAACCTAATACTGTTTTTATCGTTTATAATATTCATAATTTATTTATTTCTTGTTTAACTTCTTGCCAATAATCATATGTTTTTGGCGTCACTCCAGCTAACACTTTGTAGTGTGATTCTAATATCTCATCTACACAAATTAATGCAGATTGTTTGGCTGACTTATATGCTAATTCAGTAATACTATGCGAGCATTGGTTATTGTAAAACAATTGCACTAACTCCTTTGCTTTTTCTTTTGCTGTCATAACTATCTTATTTTTGTCAAAAGTATATCAAATATATTTAACTCGCAAATAATTAACACAAAAATATTAAAAAAAGTTACCTTATTATAATATAATTTATTTATGGATAACAATTTTGACTTCGATATACCAGAAACTTTAAGAGATGTTAAATTAAGCCAATGGCAACAATATGTTGATATACTTGATAAGAACAAAGATGCTGAACTTACTGATTTCTTAGACAAGAAGTTACTTGAAATATTTTGCGGAATAAAGCTAAAAGACATAGATAAGATAGGGTTAAATGTATTTGACAATACTCTACAACACTTATACAGCGTTTTAAATAGTAAGCCAGAGCTTGTAAAGACATTTGAAATGACAGGTACAGATGGAGTTACTGTAGAGTTTGGATTAATACCTAACTTTGATAAAATGAGTTATGGTGAATTTGTGGATTTAGAGAAGTATCTCTTTGTAAATAAAGACTTCCACAGGGCAATGGCTGTGATGTATAGACCAGTCAAGCTCAAGAGTAAAGGCAGTTACCTTATACACGATTATAAAGGTACAGACTATCTCGCAGAGGTTATGAAGGACACTCCAATAGATGTTGCATTAGGCGCAAGGGTTTTTTTTTATCGTTTAGCGACAAAATTATCGAACTTTACGATGGCTTATACACTCAAAGAACTTCAGCAGAAGCAGGAAGGTCGCAAGGACAAGCATTCGGTAAAAAGTGGGGAAACTATCAAGCAATATTTACACTCGCTAGAGAAGATGTCAGAAGAATTGGAGAAGTTACAAAACTTCCAGTACACCAATGTTTAATGTATTTGGAATTTGTTAAAGAAAAATCAGAGTTAGAAGAAAGAATGCTTAAAGCACAAAATAAATGATACACGTTTACGACATATTAGACAAACTAAAAGAGGAATTATTACTAAACCCTTCTGTAAATACCGTAACATACGGAGATATAGCAGATGTAGACCTAGATAAGACAACTATGTTTCCTTTATCGCACTTATTAATAGATAGTGTGAATTATAACGAAAGAACGGTAGTTTTTAATATAAAACTGTTATGTGCTGATATAGTTGACTACAATAAAGACAAGGCTAATTTTGAACTGTTTTACGGTAATGATAATCTACACGACATATTAAACACCCAATTTGAAGTAATAAACACTTTAATCTCTAAATTAATGAGAGGAAGCTTGTTTGAGGCTAACTACCAAGTTACAACACAGCCTTCAGCACAGCCATTTAAAGAGCGTTTTAGCAACGAACTTGCAGGTTGGAGTACTGATATATCAATAGAGATTCCTAATGGCATAAGCATCTGCTAATGGAGAATTTAGATAAGGCTCTAAAGGATGTAGGAGAGAATATTGTTGCTGAGATAAGAAAATTAGCTAAAAAGGATAACTTTGAATCTTCTGGAGACTTAGATAAATCTATATCTTATAAGGTAGAGGGTAATATTGTTGAAGTATCTGCGAATAGATACATAGAAGCATTGTCTGGAGGTATTAACCGTAAGAAGTTTCCTAATGTTGATAGCATAAAAGAATGGATTAGAATAAAAGGTATTGCACCGAGAAACAATAAGGGTAGGTTTGTAGCAAAAACTGATGCTAATATGAATAAGTTAGCTTTTGTTATTGGTAGAAGTATAGGTAATAAAGGTATATCTAAGAGATTTGGATATAAAGGTAGTGGATTCCTTGAGGAAGTAAAAAAAGATGTAGTAAATAACGTAACAGATATGATAGCAGAAGCATACAAACTGGATATAATAGTAAAATTAAAAGAAATATAAGATGGCAATAAATTTAAGGAGTCCATATTACACAAGTACATCATTAGCAAATACTGCTTACACTACATTGGATATATCTATATGGAATGGAGATAAAAACACACCAGTAACTGCACAGTATAGTTTACGAAAGAATGTAATAGGAACAAGTGTAGATGTTCTTTTTGAGATATCAGAACTTGTTAGAGACTATTTAGGTGTTACTTTTGATGGAGATTATAATGGACAAGCAGTATGGGTAAAAACTGTTAAAACTGCTTACAATTCATCTAATGTAGTACTTAAAGTGTTTACTAATACACAATCAGCCTTTGAGGGATATTCCTATTTTGAAGAACCAACCTTATCTCCAAATAATAATTCTGTATTCATTAGTAACAGAGAGTTATTTGTATTAGGAGATAACACTTTTAGGATACCTATTCATACTGCTAATAGTCCAGAAGTTTCTTTCTATAAAGATGGAGAAGTAATAGCATCAGAATCATTTAATGCAGAATACTTGAGTGCTAACCAAATAAAGTACGTTTCTATTTATGGAGATGATACGAACTATGATACATTCCAAGAAAGAGTTATAGAGACTGGTGGTTCTTACGAATTAAACAATTGCTTACAATCATTTTTCAATAGTTATTCTATTGGTGCAGTTGATAAAATAACTGTTTATGGTAATTCTTACGGAAATGAGTTAATACCAAACGTGGATTTAACAAGTAACGCTTGGTTTTCAGGTGGTGTTAACTCAGCTAATACAGTTATAACAAGTGGAATAACCTCTCCTATATCTGATACATCAGCATACAGTGTAACAAGTCCATCAAGTAATAGTGGTTATGTTTCAACAACTGGTATTGTCGGTATAACTGAAGGAAACGAAGTTGAAGTATCTGTTTACCTTAAAGGTAGTGGAACTGCTGAAATAAGATTTCAAGAATTAGGTGGAGACTATACAAATTACTTTACTAAAATAATAGCACTAACAAGTGTTTGGACTGAATATAAAGTTAATGGAATTAAGGCAGTAGATGGAAACATATCAAGAATGATTATAACTTCTGTTGGAACTAACGCTTTAAATGTTTATGTTTGGCATCCCTCTGTAAAAGAATCTTACGGTGCTAAAATAGAAACTATAAAAGTAAACGTAATAGAGGAGTGCAAATACGAACCAAAGAAAGTAACATTTATAAATAAGTTTGGTGCTTTACAGGATATGTACTTCTTTAAGAAGGCAGTTGAGCAAATGACTATTGAGAAAGAGTCTTACAAGTCTAACATAATATCTTCTTTAGGTACTTACAATAGTTCAAACCACGTTAATAGAAATTTTAATGTTATAGGAAATGAATCTGTAACTTTGAGTAGTGGGTTTTTAAGTGAAGAGTACAATGAAGTGTTTAAGCAAATGATGTTATCTGAAAAGGTTTGGGTAACAAATATATTAGAAACAGGGGAGCAAGTATTACCAATAAACGTTAAAACAAGTGACATTACTTATAAGACTTCTTTAAATAACAAGTTGGTAGAATACACAATAGAGTTTGATAAATCATTTGATACTATAAACAACATTAGATAAATGCAGCAAGTACAGATATACATAAATGACGAAAGAGTTGAAATGTTTGACTTTGAAAGCGTTACTATTACAGATTCTATTAAAGACGTAAGAGACGTTAGTAAGATATTTACTGAATACTCTCAAACCTTTAGTTTGCCTGCGAGTAAATCTAATAATAAAATATTTAAACACTACTATAATAGCGATATTGTAAATAGCTTTGATTCTAGGGTAAGAGTTCCTGCAAAGATAGATTTAAATAGCATAACTTTTAAATATGGCTACATACAGCTCGAAGGTGTTGATTTAAGGAACAATAAGGCACAGACCTATAGAGTTACATTCTTTGGTAATACGGTGTCCTTAAAAGACCTCTTAGGGGATGATTTACTATCTTCATTGTCTTGGTTAGATAATTTTAGTTTACCATATCTTTCAGATAATATTAAAACACACTTAACTACAGGGGTAAATAAGACTGTAGATAGTGTTGTTTATACAAACCCTATTCAAGTACCGTTAATAACTCATTCACAGAGACTTTATTACGATACCACATCTGGTCACACTCACGATGATGTAAATAGCGGTAATTTATATTACCAATCTCCTGCTGCTCATATGCACGGTGTAAAATGGAACGAATTAAAGTATGCTGTAAAGTTAAATATTATTATTAAAGCTATAGAAAAGAAATACACTATAGCTAATGGGTATTCTCAGAATTTAACATTTAGTGATGACTTTTTTAATACTGCAACAGCTAATGATTTTAGTGAGCTTTATATGTGGTTACACAGGGTTAAAGGAGCTGTTACTGACGGAAATCAAGTAAAAACATATAATTATACTGCAAATGATTTTACAGACGAGGTTAAAGAAGAAAGCTCTATTGTAGATGGTTCTCTTGTATTGATTGGATTTGGTCAGACTGCAAGTACTCAACATATATTAAAAGCTAATTTAGTGGTAAGTAGCGGAAGCGCAAGTGTCTCTTATTCTTTTAAAGTTTTTAGAGATGGACTGCCTGTTTACTTAAGTGGACTTATATCTGGTAGTGTTTTTAACATAAATATTCCAGTTAATATAAATAGCAATTACACAATACAGATAAGCACTACTTCTTCTATGCTTTTTCAAAATATTTCTTGGAATTATAGTTATTATGATACTCAGCTACAGGAACTAGTAAATGAAGACTACAACACAAGTTCTATAACTGTATCTCAATCATTTGACTTTGATGTAACTAGCCAAATTCCTAAAATGAAGGTTTTAGACTTTTTGACTGCTATATTTAAGATGTTTAATTTGGTTGCATACGTTGAAGGAAATGAAATAGTAGTTGAAACTTTAGATGCTTATTATGCAGATGGAGAATCTTACAATATTACAAAATACATAGACGTAGAAGAGAGTCAAGTAAATTCTGTGCTACCTTTTAGGGAGATAGTGTTTGGTTACGAAGGATTAGGTTCTTTTTTAACCAAAAGACATAATGAGTTATTTAATGAGGAATGGGGAACTGAGGAATATAGCACAGAGGACAGTAGTATATTTACTGGTGGTATCTATAAACACAAAATACCTTTTGAGCATATGAAGTTTGAAAGATTAATTGATATTAACCAAACAGCAAGCCCTTCTTTTCCTACAACAAATATTCAATGGGGTTTTTCTGTAGACAACAATCAAGACAGTTATATTGGTAAGCCACTTGTTTTTTATATTGCAAGACAAACTGCAGATATATCTTTTATTGACGATGTTGATGGAAATAACGAACCAAGTAGTCACGTAAAAATAGAGAATTATTTTACACCTGCAAACTCTAATCTTAGTTTACCAGTATTTTTAGATAGACAATCTATAAACTTTAGTCCAGAGTCTGATGAATGGGAATTAACACCTAATAGGAAATCATTATTTAATAGCTATCACAGTAATTATATTTCTGGAATATTCAATAAAACTAATAGATTAACTAAAATGACTGCTTTCTTGCCTTTAAGGGTTCTTTTAAAATACACTCTTAGGGATAGGTTTATCGTTTCTGGTAAATCTTATAAGATTAACTCAATAGAGACTAATATGCATAACGGTAAATCGCAGCTTGAACTACTTTCAGATTATGCACCTTCAGTTATTGATTTAATTCCACCTACAGCACCTACTAACCTGTCTTTAGTTCCAGGCTCTTTAACAAGTGATGGTTTTAGTATAACTTGGACAGCAAGTACAGACAATGTAGGGGTTACTGGATATATTATAGATTTACAACAGAGTTTTTATACCAATGTAGGTAATGTAACAACTTATACGTTTACTGGTTTAACCCAACAAACTTATAAAGTTGCTTTATACGCAACAGATGCAGCAGGAAATGTGTCTCCAATTTCAAATATATTAAACGTATAATTTTAAAAATAATGATAAGAGAAACTTTAGAATTACTAAGAGACAAGGAGTGGCTAATTGATGATATGGATATTAATATAGCAAAAGGATTACACGAATTACCTTCATCGTTTAAGGAAGTAAAAACAATTATTAAAAGAAAAAGACTAACAAATGGCAGATAAGACGGTAATAATAAAGTTAGACGTACAGGAGGCAGGAGCTATTTCCTCAATAGAGGGTTTAAATAATTCTCTAAAAAAATTAGACAAAACATCTGATGAGTACGCTGTTATACTTAAAAAAATACAAGTAGAAGAAGCTAAGTTGTCTTCTATACAGAATAAAAGAGCAGGTGCTCAAAAATCAGTAACCAAAGCACTTGATAAGCAAAGTGATGCTACTGGTAGTGCAACTGCTGCTACAATGGAATTAAGTAGAGTTGTATCTGATGCACCTTACGGTATTCGTGGTATGGCGAATAACATTACTCAATTAGTTTCTCAATTAGGCTCTGCATCAACTAAAGCAGGTGGTTTAGGTGCTGCTTTGAAACTGATGGGAAAACAACTTATGGGTCCTCTTGGTATCGTATTCCTTATTACTGCTGCGGTATCTGCATTAGATTATTTTTACGGAGCTGCTACAAAGGCTGATAAATCAATAAATAGTGTTGCTGAATCCGCTGCAAAATCAGCATCCGCACTTAAAATACTTGTTAAAGCTAATGACTCTGGAACTATGTCTATGGAGGAAACGGCTAAAGCAGTTAAAAAAGCTAATTTAGAATACAAAGACTTAAATATAAAGGTAAGCGAAAATGGAAAAATAACTGATGAGAGCGTATTAGCTATTAATAGAAAAGTTGCCTCTTTAGAAAATTTAGCCAGAGCAACAGCACTTCAAGGAATGATTGAGGAGCAGTTTGTAAAATTAATCCCTTTAGAAAATAAATTAAAGACACAAGAGGAAGAGGCATTAGTAAAACTTAGAATAAAAGGAATTAACAGTATTAAAGAGGCTCAAGCTATCGCTGATGACAAAAAGTTTACCGCTGAAAAAGGTTATGTTACTGGGGTTCTTAATCAAGCTAATTTCACTAAAAGTAAAATAGATGACATTAAGGAAGATATAGATGACTTAATAGAAAAAATACCTAACATAGGTGATTTATTTAAAGGTAAAGGTAAAGGTAAAGATAAGCCTGCAGATGTTGTGGCTAAAGAATATGTAGATACTCTTTATAGGGAAATAGTAGGTTTTGTAGACCTTGTTACTAATTCGGATATAGTAGGAGAGATAATAATACCTGTAACTCCAAAAATAACCACACCTTACGATGAAATAGCTGAATTTATTAAGCACTACAAAACCTTAATGTCTGGTCTTACAGATTTTATTGATGGAGAGTTTGAAAGAGAACTAACTATAGAAAAAAATAAAACTAATGCTATAAATGCAGAGCTAAATAATAGATTAAATAATGAAAACCTATCTAAAGACCAAAGAGCAAATATTCAAAATCAAATAGCTCAAAATGACGAGAAACTAAGGGTTAAGCAAGAAGCTATAGCGAGAAAGCAATTTAAAGTTACTAAGGCATTTAATATAGCTATGACAATAGCAGATACTTATATGGCAGCACAAAAAGCCTATTTATCTCAAATGCAATTTGACCCCTTCTCTCCTATAAGAGCAAAGATAGCAGCAGGAATAGCGGTAGCTGCTGGACTAGCAAAAGTAGCAGCTATTGCGAGAACCACGTTTCAAACAACAGCTCCATCAACACCTGCTAATAATGGTGGAGGTGGTGGTGGAAGTGCAAGAGCAGAGCCTTCGTTTAACATAGTCGGAAGGTCTAATGATAACATACTGTTAAGTGCTATACAGTCTCAATTTGACAAACCCTTGAAAGCTTATGTTGTAGCAAGAGATGTAACTAATCAACAGCAATTAGACGGTATTATATCAACATCTGCAAGTACCTAAAATAAAACAATTATAATTAATAAAGTTAACATAATATAAAATAATAGATATGAACGAATTAGAAACTTTTGAACTATTTATAGATGATGCTAGAGAAGAAGATGGTATAGAGGCTATCTCTTTAGTTGAATTTCCTGCAATAGAAGAGAACTTTGTTGCATTAAGTAAACATAAGGTAGAATTTAAAACTGTAGATACCGAAAAAAGAATTATAGTTGGTTTAGCTTTAGTTCCAGATAAGCCTATTTATAGACGTAGCGGTAAGACTGAGTACAATATCATATTCTCTAAAGAAACGGTAAGAAAAGCTTCTGAGCTATATTTAAAACGCCTTAAACTAAACAATGCTACGTTAGAACACGATGAGAAAATGACAAGTGGTGTATCTGTAATAGAGTCTTGGATAGTAGAAGACCCAGAAAAAGATAAGACTGCTTTATACGGATTAAACGCTGTAGAAGGTGCTTGGGCAGTTACTATGAAAATAGATAATGATGAGGTATGGAAAGATGTTAAGTCTGGAAAGTATTTAGGATTAAGTATTGAAGGTATGTTTAGTGACAGGGCGGAAGATGTTGAAGAGGTTGAGGCTGAAAATATATTAAGTGAACTTAAAAAATTATTATCCGATGGCTAGAGCAGTATATTGTAAATGTAAGAATACCTACTCTATTGATTGTGATAAAGATGGTAAGAAGTGTAAGTCTGATGAATATTGGAAGCAAGGTATAGGCTCGATATACAAAGAGACTGAAGAGTAAAAACAAGACATTAAATTTATGAATAGTTATATTAATATAAATCAATAAGTATGAAAGCAACAGAAATCCTTAATAGCGTTAAAGAGCTTTTAAATCTTTCTAAAGAAGAAGTAAAGGTTGAAGATGTTATTACAGAGGAAGTGGTAGAGTTATCTACCGAAGAAGAAGTAAAGGAGGTTATACTTGCTGAAGAAACTGAAGAAGAAGTAATTGTTGACGAGGTGGCAGAAGCACCAGTAGCAAGTTACGCTACATCTGAAGAATTATCAGCACTTAAACTAGAATTATTATCTATGATTAACGCTTTAATTGAAGATAAGTCATCTCCAGAAACTAAAGAAGTTCCACAAGAATTATCTAAGCAGGAAGAAGTTGAGTTATCTGAAGAAGCGGAAGAAGTAATCCATTCTCCAGAAGCGGCAATCGAAACTAAAAAGAATTTATTATCAAAACCAAACAAATCTATGACTACAGAACAAAGAGTCAATAGAATGTTATTCAATTAAAACTATATAAAAATGGCTACTACTACAAGTATTACTACTACTTATGCTGGAGAATTTGCAGGAAAATACATTTCTGCTGCACTTTTAGCAGGTAACACAATCGCAAATGGAGGTTTAACTATCAGACCAAATGTGAAATTCAAAGAAGTTGTAAAAAGATTGGAATTAGACGGTATCGTAAAAGACGGTTCTTGTGATTTCGCTGATACATCTACTTTAACATTAACTGAAAGAATCTTACAACCTAAAGAGTTACAAGTTAACTTAGAATTATGTAAGAAAGATTTCCGTTCTGACTGGGATGCTATCCAAATGGGATACTCTGCTTTTGACAACTTACCAAGCTCTTTCCAAGAGTATTTAATCGGTTATGTTGCTGGAAAAGTTGCACAAAAGAACGAACAAAACATATGGGCAGGAGCTGTAGCTGAAGGTTCATTTGATGGATTCTCTACTCTATTAGCTGCTGATGCTGGTAAAATCGCTGTAGTTGGTACTGCTGTAGATGCTTCAAATGTTGTTGTAGAATTAGGTAAAGTTATTGATGCTATTCCAGCTGCTTTGTATGGAAGAGATGATTTACACGTTTACGTTCCACAAAATGTATTTAAAGCATACAAGAGACATTTAGCTACTGTTGGTGGTAGTGTTCAAGGAAACAACCAAGATATCAATATCGAATCTTTTGATGGAGTAAAGATATTTATGGCTAACGGATTACCTTCTGATAAAATGATTGCAACCACTAAAGATAATTTACACTTTGGAACTGGTTTATTATCAGATTCTCAAGAAGTTAGAGTTTTAGATATGGCTGACCTTGATGGTTCTCAAAATGTAAGAGTAATTATGAGATTTACTGCAGGTGTTCAATACGGAGTTGCTGCTGATATCGTAACTTACGGAATTGCATAGTAACAAATAAATAAAACGAAAAAGGGGGTAGACGGTTTAACTGCCTATCCCTTTTTTTATTAACTAAAATAAAACATAAATTATGAGTTGTGATATTGCAAACGGAAGGTTAGAGCCTTGCAAGGATAGCGTTGGAGGAATAAACGCGGTGTACTTCGTAAATTACGGAGACATAACAAGTGTTACTTATGATGCTACCGATACTGATGTAATTGATGCTGTTGCTGGTTCTCCAAGTGCTTACAAATTTGACGTTAGAGGTAGCTCAACGTACACCGAAAGCATTCAATCAAGTAGAGAGAATGGAACTACTGCTTTCGAACAAGTATTAGAGTTATCTCTTAAAAAATTAACCAAAGAAGACCATAATACAATTAAGTTGTTATCTTTCGGAAGACCTCACGTAATTATTGAGGATAATAACGGAAATAGATTCTTATCTGGATTAGAACACGGAGCTGACGTAACTGGAGGTACTATTGTTACTGGTGGTGCTATGGGAGATATGAGTGGATACACTTTAAGCTTTACTGGTATGGAGAAAATACCTGCTAACTTTATTGACGGAGAGTTAGCATCTGTTGGATTTACTGTTGTTGAAGGAGTATAACAATTAACTATCTTAAATTATTAAACCCTACCATTTCGGTGGGGTTTTCTTATTAATTAAAACAAAATATTAATTTTTAGTTATCTCAATATGTTAATACTACAACCAATAACAGGAGTTCAAAAAATCACAATAGCACCAAGAAGCGTTGCATTAAGAGGTGTTATTACTATGCGTATTAGAAGAGATGGAGATGGTAAAGAGGAATCTATAGTAATTCCAGAAGTTGTTACTCTTAAAGGTTTTTCTATAATAGAATTTCAATCAAGTATTCTTGAAGAAGATTCTACGTATTACCTAGAGATTACTAAAGATAGTGATTTATGGTACAGAGACAAGATATACGTTACATCTCAAACAAGTTTACAAAGAGAAACGAATAAACATAAGATAGGTAACGGTACAATCTATAAACCTTTTAGTGAATCAGACGATAATACATACATAATATAATGAGCATAAAAAAAGACAATAAACCAAGTAAAGTTTATAAGGATAGTATTAGAGTTGTTAATATGTCTTCTTATCAAACGCCTTCAATAGAAGAGGTTCACAATAAAGACTGGGTTTCTTTTGGGGAAAACAATGATTATTACGATAATCTAATTGATAGATACATAGATAGTCCTACTAATGGTAGATGTATAAATGGTATTATTGATATGATTTATGGTAGAGGTTTAGAATCTACTAACTCAGACGTGTTCCCTGCTGACTATGTTAGGATGAAGAAATTACTTAGACCTAGAGAGATTAAAAGACTTGTTAATGATTACAAGTTGTTAGGTCAAGGAGCTATGCAAATTACCTACAACAAAGCTAAAACTAAGATATTAAAGGTTTCTCACTTTCCTATGGAAACATTAAGAGCAGAGAAGGCTACTAAAGGTCAAATAAAAGCATATCACTATCACCCTTCTTGGAAAAAGTATAAAACTTCAGATACTCCTAAAAGGATACCTACTTTTGGAAATGGAACTAAAGGTCAAGTTAATGAGCTTTATATCTTTAAACCTTATAGAAGTGGTTTTTACTATTATGCAACTGTAGATTATCAAGCTTGTTTACAGTATGCTGAATTAGAATCAGAAGTGTCTAATTACCATATATCTAATATACAAAATGGTTTACAACCTAGTCTATTTGTTAACTTTAATAATGGAGTTCCTAATGCTGAAACTCAAGCAAGTATAGAGACTAAGATAAATCAAAAGTTTTCTGGTAGTTCAAATACAGGTAAAGCAATTATAGCATTTAATGAATCTGCTGAAACAAAAGCTGATATAGAAGCTATTCACTTGCCAGATGCTCACGCACAATATCAGTTCTTATCTGATGAAGCAAGAGAGAAGATTATGTTAGGTCACGGTATTGTATCTCCAATCTTATTAGGTATTAAAGATAATACAGGATTTGGTAACAATGCAGAAGAATTACGTACAGCATCAGTATTAATGGATAATGTTATTATTAGACCTTTACAAGATGGTATTATTTATGGATTAACAGAGATACTTGAATTTAACAATATACACCAAGACTTATACTTTACAACATTACAACCTATAGAGTTTACAGAGTTAGACAATATAGAGACTAAAATTAAGAGAGAAGAAGAAACAGGAGAGAAATTATCTGCTGATGAACCAACTGGAGACTTTTCAGATGAAGAAGGCGAAGACTTGTATTCTCAATTAGAGGGCTTAGGAGAGGTTTTAAGCGATGATTGGGAGTTAATCCATAGTGAGATATACCAAGAGGAAGATGAGTCCGTTAAAATGGCTGAAATCAAGTATTCTGATAAAACATCAAAAGAAGATGATGCTATCTATAAAGTTAGATACTCTTACGAACCAGTTAGAAAGTCTGATAATAGTAGAGACTTCTGTAAGAAAATGGAGTCTTTAACAAGTAGTAAGGTTGTATTTAGAAAGGAAGATATTAATATGATGTCTTTTAGAGGGGTTAATAATGTATTAGGTCATAACAAACAGAACTATAGCCTCCTAAAATTTAAGGGCGGTAAGAACTGTCATCACTATTGGTCACTACAGGTCTACAAGAAGTCAAGTGGAAGAAAGGTTAATTCTGAAGAAGCTTACAACAAAGGTCTTAAAGAACCTATCAATCCTTCTGAAATGGGAGAGTCAATGATAAGCAGGGGAGACAAAGGAGCATACCCAAGTGTGTTAAGTAGAATCAGAAAAATATTAGGACAATAATGAAAGCACTATTTATAACAGTAAAGGATTTAAAAGCAAAATCAATCATAAGCGGAAATACAGATGCTGATAAATTGATTCACTTTATAGAGGTGGCTCAAGATATACATATCCAGAACTACTTAGGTGGAAAGCTATATGATAAGATGCAAGCTTTGATTATTTCAGATGAAATGGACTTAGATATTAATTCTGATTATAAGCTCCTTAGAGACGACTACATTAAACCTATGTTAACTTGGTTCACTCAATCAGAGTATTTGCCATTTGCTATGTTTAAAATAGATAATGGAGGTGTTTCTAAACATAGAGGAGAAGAGTCTGATAATGTTAATTATGGAGATATTGACAGAATGATGAGTAAGATAAATGATAGGTCTGAGTTCTATACAAGACGTTTCCTAGATTATATCTGCTTTAATAGCAATAAGTTTCCAGAATATACTAATAATCAGAACGGAGATATGTATCCAGATAGAGATACAGATACTTTTTCAAGCTGGGTTTTATAATGGGGAATAAAAAAAAGACATATAAGACAAAAGAGGTTAACATAGTAAAGTTATCAGCTTTTTATGACAAGGTAAGAAAAGAAACTAAAAAAGAGAAAAATGGGCAAACCTGCTGTAATTAAAATAAATGACCAATATAAAGGAGATACTTATGATGGAATACAATTCACAATTCTAAATACAGAGGGTAACACTCCTATTGATTTAACTGGAGTTAGTATTAGAAGTCAGTTTAGATTTGGTTCTAAAACAGGAGCTATTCAGAAAGAGATAACTAATGGTAATGGAATAACATTATCTGATGCTGCTGGGGGGGTGTTTTCTATAGATAGCTTTTTAATTGATTGGGCAGCAGATTTTTACTATTACGACATTCAGATAACGTTTCCAAATGGAGTTGTTAGAACATACATACAAGGTAACATAACGGTAATACAAGATGTAACTTATGGATAATATAACTGTAATAGTAGAGGACTATCCTCAAGAAATAACGGTTCAAGTAGAAGATTACCCACAAGAAATAACGGTTCAAGTTGTAACTACTGGTATAACAGTTAACCAAGCAAATCAAATTGTTTCCAATACTCAAAAGGTTGGAATAACAACACAACAAGCAAGTGATATTGTTGCTAATAATGCTAAAATAAGCACAACTTTAGAAACAAACGGTACATCTGGAGAAGCAACTTTAATAGATGGAATTTTAAATATACCTAATTACTCTACAAGTGGAGATTTTCTACCACTTGCTGGAGGCACAATGGAAGGTAATATTAATTTGAACAATCGTAAGATTATCGATATTAATGAGTTAAACTTTGGAGCCAATGCTTACATAACATCTCCCAGTCAATACTTAATTAACTTTAACCAAGCAAGTGTTGAAATTGCTGCAGGAAATGGGTTTAATTCACAAGTAGGGAATTTAACGGTTGGTCGTAGCTTAACGGTAGGTTCTATAAATAATGCCTCCTCAAATACTGACAAGTTTTTAGTATCAGATTCAGGTGTAATAAAATATAGAACTGCATCTCAACTATTAAGTGATATAGGTGCAGTTGATAGTGTTAATGGTGCGGTTGGAATTGTGGTTTTAGATACTGGGGATATTGCAGAAAATACAAACTTATATTACACGGAGGCAAGAGTATTTGCAAATACAAATGTAGTAGCAAATACTGCTAAAGTTGGAATAACAACTGCACAAGCTAGCGAAATAATAGCAAACAATTCTAAAGTAGGTATCACAACTACACAAGCAAGTGATATCAATACTAACAATGCTAAAGTTGGATATACTGATGCGTTGGTTTCAGCTAATAGTAATGTAGTTGCTAATACAGCAAAAGTAGGTATCACAACTGCTCAAGCAATTGCAATTACAGACAATACTGCGAAGGTTGGTTATACAGAAGCAGCAGTATCATCTAATACAGATGTAGCAGCAAATACTGCTAAGACAGGTATCACTTCAGCTCAAGCAAATGAAATTGTAGCGAATACTACTAAAGTAGGTATTACTACTCAACAAGCGAGTGATATAACAACTAATAATAGTAAAATAGGTATTACTACTCAACAAGCTAGTGATATCGTTTTAAACAATTCTAAAGTTGGAATCACTACTCAACAATCGAATGATATTGTTACTAATAATAATAAAGTAGGTATCACAACTACTCAAGCGAGTGATATAACAAGTAATAATGCAAAGGTAGGGATTACAGTTCAACAAGCGAGTGATATCGTTTCAAATAACTCTAAAGTTGGTATTACTACTACTCAAGAGAATAATATAATAGCTAACAATGCAAAGGTTTCTGATATTAACCACGTTACTTTAGAATTACCAAACGTAGATAATACAAGTGATTTAAACAAACCTATCTCAACAGCTACTCAATCAGCTTTAGATTTAAAGGTTGATAAAACACAAGACGAAATAAATACTCAAAATATATTTAAGGCAGTTAGTTTTGCAATGGATTTCTCTGATAGAGT